TGGAGCACAACACCTTGCTCATCGTCGCCAAGCAACGCAACGGCCCCACGCCCGAGATCAAGCTCAACTTCGTCGGCCAACAAACCACCTTCCATAATGTGACCGAGAAGGCTTACAGCAACAACCAGAACGAAAGGCAGAAGTAAAATGAGAGACTCGGTAAGCCGTGAGTGCCAGTCGGTGAGAGCCACGCAAGGCGGCCGCAGTCTGAACGGAATATTTGCGGATGGCTCAAAAGTATAGATGACCTCTCTCTGAATGGTCTCCACAAACCACGGACTCAGAGCCGGGGCGCGGCGGATACGCGCTTTTCAACCTTTAACCCATATAAAACCATGTCAATCACCTCCGACCCAGCCATCGCCTGCCCAGCCTGCCACCGTGAGTGGCAGGACCACCCGGGCGTCACCCATTGTTGCAAGCTCGCCACCGACCTTGCCGCAAACCTCCGCGACGTTCTCACCTACGTCAAGCCGCCGGAATACACCCGCGACATCGGGCAGCAGGAAATCTACTTCGACCTCATTGAAAACGCCCGCCACTTGATCGTGAAGGCACGGACTTTTGCAAGCGAGACATGAGTGACCGGGCCACACCAGAGACGGATAAAGCGGAGCGGATGGCCTACGCTGGCGAATACATGGTGCCAACCGAAGTGGCGCGGCGGCTGGAGCGCGAGCGCGACGAGGCAAGGGAGGCTTTTAAAATAGCTTACAATGAACGAGTGAAAGTGGAACTTGAGCGCGACGAGGCGCGGTCTGATTTAAAGTTTCGGCGGGGTCTTTACAAGGTTCAAGAGCAATACCTTGAGATGGCAAGGCGCGAGCGCGACGGGGCCCGTTCCATTGCCGCCGAGCTGGCCGCCATCGCCTCCCACTGCCTCGGATCGCATAGCTTCGCATTGGATGACACCGCCATAAAAATCGCCGCTGCATTGAAGCGCTGGAAGAAATCTAAATGAAATCCATCCGAATTTCGCCTGATACAATCATCACTGTCTGCGACCTGCCGGACAACGAAATCACCGTCAATGGTCGCGTGTGGCGTTTTGATTTTGACCGGCACCTGGGACCGACTTGGCTCCGAAAGGATGGTTCCGACCGCAAGTGTCAAAACCCGAACAATGCCGTATGGAGGGCCTTTGAAGAGTGGCTTGCGGAGGAAACCGCGAAATGAACTCCCTCCGCGACTACATCGCCCACCGCCGCATCGATGCAACCCATGCGCTCAATCTCCTGCAAGACGCCGGGGTCATCTCCGACCTGTGCGTGACGGTCGAGGATGTCGGCGATGCTGGCAAGGCCGTCGCCTGGTTGAGCCTGCATGAGGATGAACTGAAGATTTTGCAGCCCCTTCTTAAGCGCCCATGATTCCCCAATCCAAAAGCCCAGTCATCCCCGAGATCGTCATCGAGGGCCGCCGACCCGACGGCACCTTCGTGGTGCAGTATCGTGGCCAACGCCTGGGAGCCACCGAGGCGCAGTTGCTCGCCATCCACCGCGAGCGCGAGGAGCAGATCGCCCGAATGGTGGAGGATCCGTGGCGCTACGGGTGGGAGAATCCCGCCTGGGCGCGGGCGGATGCGGCATTCACGGGGCTGCGGGAAAAATTCCCCAAGGGCGTCACCGAGCTCCTCATCCTCGGCGGCAACCGCTCCGGCAAGTCGCGCTACTATGCGCGGCGGGCCATGCAGCACCTGGTCAACAAACCCGGCGCAAAGGTGTGGTGCCTCCAATCCACCGAGGCCGCGTCGATCCAATCCCAGCAACCCTACATCTGGGAATACCTCCCCCACGAATGGCGACCGGCCGGAAGTGGCAAACTGAAAAAAGGCAGCGTGGCAAACATCACCTACTCGCAGAAGGGTGGCTTCACCGAAAACTCGCTGGTGCTGCCGAATGGCTCGCAGTGTTGGTTCAAATTCTACTCCATGGATGTCACCTCCATCGAAGGCTCGGAATTGGATTTCGTATGGGCCGATGAATTGGTGACGCCGGATTGGATCGAGGCGCTGCGCTTCCGCCTGCTCACCCGCGATGGCGAGCTCGGCATCGGCTTCACGCCGATTGAAGGCTACACGACCACCGTGAAGGAATACCTCGACGGGGCCAAGACCATCGAGGAAGTCGATGCCCCGCTCCTGCCGCGCTACCGCGATGGCAACTTGATCGGCTTGGAGCAGGTGCCGCGCATCCAGCAATGCACCAGGGAAAAGGCGCGAGTGGTTTATTTCCACACCTCGGACAACCCCTACGGCAACCCCGAGGCCATGGAGACCGAGCTGCGCGGCAGCAACCGCGAGCGCATCCTCATGCGAGCGTATGGCGTGCCGACCAAGGCGAAGATGTCGATGTTTCCCCGCTTTCGCGAGGGCGTGCATGTGGTGCCTGCCGACAAGGTGCCGAGGGATGGCACCGTCTTCCATTTCGTCGATCCAGGCGAAGGGAAAACATGGGCCATGCTGTGGACGCGATTCACGCCGGATGGCCGGGCGTGGATTTACCGCGAGTGGCCCGACCAGCTCGACTACATCGAGGGCGTCGGCTACCCCGGCCCGTGGGCCGAGGCGGATGGCAAGCTGCAAGACGGCCGCCCTGGTCCCGCACAAAAAGCCTGTGCCGGTTTTGGATTCGACGACTACAAGCGCATCATCGAAGCCGCCGAGAAAGCCGACTCCGCCGAAGTCGCCGAGCGTTGGATGGATAGCCGCTATGGCAACACGCCCACCATGACGCATGAAGGCGTGCGCACCCTCATCGAGCAATGCTCCGAGCGCATCGACATGGACTTCCGCGCCACCAGCGGCCAAGCCATCGTCGAAGGCGTCACCGTCATCAACGACTGGCTCTCCTACAACGAAGAGCAACCGGTCGATGCCCTCAACTCCCCGCGCCTCTACATCAGCGAACGCTGCCAGAACCTCGTCTATGCGCTCAAAACATGGACCGGTGCCGATGGCAAAAAAGGCGCGACCAAAGACTGGATCGACATCCTCCGCTACCTCGCCCTCAGCGGCGTCGGCTACGAAGACCCCGCCATGCTGCGAGCCCGCCCAGGCGGCACCTATTGACACCCACACCCTATAATGAATTTCGCATGAAACTTCTCCGCCGCCGCGATGTCATGGCCCGCCTTGGGGTGACTGAAAGACAACTCCGAACGCTGGTTGAAAACGCGTTGATCAAACCAATCCGCAAACGCGGAACCCGCGCCTGGTATCGTTCAAGCGATTTAGAAAAATTAGCATGAGCGAGAAACGAACAGACTTTGTTGGCTCTCTGAGCCGCAACAAAAAAAAGGAAAAGGAAACCCAGCCGACGCACAAAGGCTCCTGCACCATCGAGGGAGTGCCCTTCTGGATCAGTGCGTATGTGAACGAAAGCCGCGACACCGGTGAAAAGTATTTCAAGCTCTATTTTGAGAAGAAGAAAACTGACACCACACCAGCCGAGCCAGTAGCCGTGCCGCTCTCCGAGTCGCCTGACATTCCCTTCTAATGAGCGCCGAAGACCTTCAAGCCGCATGGTGCGTGCCGCCCGAGGAACTCTGGTTCCGCAGCGTCATGGCCAAATTGAGCGACGCCATCGAGGACGCCGCCGAGATTACCTGCATGCCGCAGACGGCGCAGAACCCCGGCCTGCTCGCCCACAGCGCAGGCGGCTTGGAAGCCCTTCGCACTTTGCGCGAAGAGATCGAGCGCACACGCGCCGAGGCGTTCGATTCCAAGAAATAATTCCCGCTCGTTGCAATAATTTTACGGGCAGATTCTGTCGGTTTTGGTCGGTTCCGGTCGGTTCCGGCGCGGCCCTATTCCCCTCCAGGCTTTTTGCAGGCACATGGTCATACAGCGCGAGTGCTGAACTGCTCGCCGCGAGTCCGTGAAAATGTCGGACCCGCACGCAGACTCAGTTCTGACACATACCCGCGACTTGGACGCAACAACAAACCATGGACCAGACAGACACGACATTCAGCATCGGCGACGTTATCGACACGCTGGGAATCACACTCCCGACCATCGATGAGACTCCGGAGGCCGCAGAGGTCACACCGGAAACAGACGCGGATGAGACCACCACTGACATAAACCCCGAGGATCAGCCCGAGGAAACCGACGCACCGGAAACGGATGCCGACGACTCCACGGAAGATTCCGAACCCGAGGACACCGCCGAGGAAGACACCGACGACGCCGCCGAGGAAGACCCCGAGTCCGCCGAAGCCCCCGCCGTTCGCAAGCTCGCCAAGCGAGTGGACAAGCTCACCGCCCGCGCCAAAAGCGCCGAGGAGCAAGCCACCAGCCTGCAAGCCGAACTCTCCGCTACCAAGGAAGCGCTCACCCGCGCCCAGCCTATCGTGGTGCAAGATGCCGCCGACCCATTGGCGGATGTCACCACGCCCGAAGCTCTGGAGAGCCGACTCGCCGCCGCGAATACCGTGCTTGACAATGTGCCCGACCTCATCTCGCAAGCCGACATGGAAGGTGGCGAAGTGGAAGTGCCCATGGGAGACGGCAGCACCCGCAAGTTCACGAAGCAAGAGCTTCAAGAGCGCCTGCGAATTGCCCGCCAGATTCTCAAGGCCGAGCCCGCCCGCCGTAACTATCTCGCCCAGCGAGAGAATTTCCAGCACGAAGCCCGGCAGGTTTACCCCGAGTTGTTCCAGGAAGAATCCCAAGCCCGGCAGATGATGATGGCTACGCTGCAAGCGTATCCCGGCATCGCCAAGCTGCCGAACCTTGAACTCATCATCGGCGACGCCATTCGTGGCCAAGCCCTCCGCTTCCAGCAAGCCGAGGCTCTCCAAAAGAAAGCCGCCGCCGCCAAGGCCAAGCCTGCCGCCCCCGCGAGCAAGCCCGCCATGGCACCCAAGGTTGTCAGTCCCTCAGCCGCCCCCAAAACCAAATCGAAAGCCGACCCGCTCGAAGCGTTAAAGAAATCTGGAAACCGTGATGCCGCCGAAAACTTCGTCGCCTCACTTTTCAATTAACTAACCCCAAAAATCCCAACCCACCCCCCAGAATATTATGGCAGCTACACCCATCACGACAGTCAAAGGCCAACGCGAGGATCTCTCCGACGCAATGGTTCTCATCGAACCCGGCGACACACCGCTTTTCTCCATGTGCAAAAAGGCCAAGGAGCCAACCAATGTGCTCTTTCAGTGGCCAGCCGACCGCTACAACGACCCGCAGACAGCAGGCGTCCTCGCTAACGATGATGTCTCCAGCTTCGACGACCAGCACGCCAACCGCGTCCTTCTCTCGGGCCGCATCCAGAAAGTGCGCCGGGCGTTCCAAGTGGACGACCTCGTTGAAAATGTCGCCGACCTCGCAGGAGTCGGCAAAAAGCAAGCGTTCAACAAGTCCGCTGCCAAAGCTCTCGTTGAGCTGAAGATCGACATCGAAGCCATCATGGGCTCCGACAATGACAGCCAAGTGCAATCCGGCGCTGCTCCTTACAAGACCCGTGGCGTTGGCTCATGGATCAGCTCCACCGCGCAGTCCGATTTGGCTACCATAGTGGACGCAGCATTCCGCACCCCAGCCGCTTCGATCAACAGCACCGTCACCACTTCTCTCACAGAGAACAATGTCATCGACGTGCTTCAGAGCATCTACGGCGTGCGCCGCGCTCGCCGGAACTACGACCTCGTTTGCGGAGTCGCGCTCAAGCGTGCCTTCACAAACTTCATCCGCACACAGACAGCCTCCACGAGTGTCATGTCCACCGTGCGCACCTTCAACTCCAACGTCTCGGAGAAGAAGATCGTGAACACCATCGACATCTACGAAGGCGACTTCGGCATCCTGTCGCTGCATGTGTCCACCTACCTCGCGCACGGCATGGCAGCAGCCGTCTCGGCCGCCCGTGGCTATGTGCTCGATATGGACCTCGTCTCCATCGGCTTCAATCGCAAGCCCCGCATGGAAGAGCTCGAAGACCGTGGCGGTGGCCGCCGTGGCTTCTGCGACGCCATCTTCGGCGTAGCAGTGAGCAACCCGCAGGTTCTCGGAAAATTCGCAGCCACTGCGTAATCCCGCCCCCCAGCCCTGCCGGTAGCCTGGACATTGCATGTGTCAGGCTACCGGCCTCGGGGCTCCCCTTTTTTCACAATGGAAATACTCAAAGAAGCCTTAAGCGACATCCCCGGCGAAGTGGCCGAGGGCGTAAAGAACGAGCTCCTCGCCCAGTGGAACTCCAAGGCCGTGCAGGCCGACGCCCGCCAGCACCTCATCGCCGCCGACCACGCCAAGCAAGACCTCCGCAGCATCGAAGGCGTAGGCGCTTTGACTCTCTCCATCGACGCTCAAATTTACCATTTCTGGAACTGGCAATTTCCCGATTGCTGGAACGACCCAGACTTTATCCCATGGTTCAAGCGGAACTACCCCCAGTGCGTCGTGAAGTGCGGGGGCACAGGCAAGACCATGCTCCTCATGCCGGGCCTCAAAGCAGCATGATTTCCCTTTTTGCCAGTTCACGCATTGCGGCGGGGCTAGTTTCCCTGGTCATTTCATACGCGTTGGCCGTAACCGCATCAAAAGCGGCCTCTGGCAACTCTTTCTAATGCACGAAGACGACGAACTAACCCGCGACACCAAGTATTGGATCGGCGAGCTCACCCAAGCCGCCACCGATGGCGGGTGGTTCTCCACCATCCGCAGCCGGAACTACGACGTCCGCATGGCGCTGTGGGATGGCCAATCCACCGACGGCCGCAAGTGGGCCAGCAACTACGGCAAGAATGTTTTCCCTTGGGAAGGCGCTGCCGACAGCCGCATCCGCCTGGCTGACCTTGTTTGCAACCGAGAGACCCAGCTTTGCCTCACCTCCACTTTTGCCGCCCGCCTGCAAATGATGCCCGTGGAGTCCACCGACGCCATGACACGCACGGCCGCCGAGAGCGTGCTGAAGTGGATGCTCTTCACCCACTGCTCCTCCGACCTCCGCCGCGAGCTCGAGCTCGCCCTCAACATCCGCGCCACCTACGGGCTCGCCATCATGGGCGTGTTTTGGAAAACGACGACACGCCTTGAGGAAAAATCCGTGAGCCTCGAAGACATCATCCTCATGGCCCAAGAGCAAGGCGACCCGAACTCGCCCTTCGCCATGCTCATCGGCGCCATCCTCGACCCGCTGCAAGAGGAAGTCGCAATTGAGCTGGCCGAGCAATTTGCCCCCGGCACCGGCACCGCCGCCAATATCCGCAAGCTCCGCGAAGGCGGCACGGTGGAATACTCGGTGCCCTACATTTTTGAGAGCAAGCCCGAGTGGACCGCCCTCGAGCCCTTTAACGATGTCATCTTCCCCACCGCCACCTACGACCTGCAACGCGCCCCATGGATCGCCCGCCGCGAGATGGTGACTTGTGAGGAGCTCGAAGAGCGCACACTTACCGAGGGCTACCCCCAGGAGTTTTACGAGAAGGCCGAGAACTACAAGGGCGCAAGCCTCTGGCCCGTCTATTCACAGCAGAATCAAAACCGCCGCGATAGCATCCTCTGGCAAGATCACCGCGACCTCATCGAGATCTGGCATGTTTACTCAAAGGAAACCGACGAGAAGACCGGAGCCACCAAGGTCATGTGCCGTGTCATGCACCCCAATGTGGACATCTTTGCCAAGGAAGAGCTCTCCTCCTACTCCCACGGCGAGTATCCCTTCATCGAGCTGGCCCGCGAGCGCGTGAGCCGGTGCATCCTCGAAGCCCGTGGCATCCCCGAAATCGTTTCGACGATGCAGGCCGAGATTAAAACCCAGCGCGACTACCGCACCGACCGCGCCGGAATTGCCATCCTGCCGCCCATGCGCGTGCCTGCGAACCGTGGCAAGCTCGACATCATCCTCGGCCCCGCCGTGCAAATCCCCGAGCGCCGGCCGAATGAGTTTGGCTGGATGTCGCCGCCGCCGTTCGACCAGGGAACCATCGAGATCGAACGCGCCGTGCGCCGCGATGTGAACGAATACTTCGGCATGGCAGGCGAGGGGGTCGATCCCAACTATGTCGCCCTCGTCACCCAGCACACGGTGGACCGCTGGCTCCGCGACTTCAAAGCGATCATCACCCAGACCTACCAGCTCATGCAGCAATACATGCTGCCGGTCCAAATCCTCCGCGTCTCCGGCGGGCAGGCTCTCCCCTTCCAGGCCGACCGCGAAAGCATCCAAGGCAAGTTTGATCTCATCATTGATTGGGACGCCAAGAACCTCGACGCCGAAGCCCTTGGCGTGAAGCTGAACTATATCAGCCAAGCCATCGTCCCTATGGATGTCGCCGGTGTCATCGACCGCGCCGGGCTTGTGAAATTCGTCATGGCCGCCGTGGATCCCAACCTCGCCGAGCTCCTCGTCCGCGACCCCGGCCCCGCCGCCGCCATCGAGTCCAACGAAGAGCAACTCGCCTTCACAAAGATCGCCGCAGGCACCGAACCCGAACTCCCTGGCGAAGGCCAAAACCACCAGCTCCGCGCCCAAGTCCTGCAAGGCATCATCCAAGCCAACCCCGCCCTGCAACAACGCCTCCAGCAAGATGAGATTTTCCGCTCGATGATCGAGGCTCGCATGAAGGGCTTCAATTTCCAGATGCAGCAACAACAAAACGCCCAGATCGGCCGCCAAGGCACCCTGCCCGCGTTGCAATCCCCCCAACAACCCACCCCCCAATAACAACCCACCCCCCAATAACAACCCACCCCCCAATAACAACCCATGAGAACCGTCACCTTCCAATCCGTCCTCGACGGAGCCGCAGCCCGCATCGGGCTTGACCCAACGCAGACTATCCAGCCATCCACGGCGTCTGCGCTTACTGAATATATCAACACCCGCTGCCGCTTTGCTTGGGAAGCCTACAAATGGCCTGAGCTTTCGGCTATCGAGAAGCGGCAGTTCCGCCCGACTTTTGATGCGGCAATCGTTTACGCCGTTGGCTCAGAAGTTTTTTACCTTGGCCAATACTACCGCAAGATCGCTGTTGGCTTGGCTGGCGTGCTGCCTACCGTCACGGCGACATGGACCTCGGCCGCGACTCTCACCGATTTCGTGCGCTCGATTGATTTCGACCAGACCTTTACGGCCACCTCAGCCACCACGGCGGCGACGCCGATTGGCGAGGTGATGCATGTTTACCGGCAGGATCCTCGTGTGGTGCGCTACGCCGAGCGCGTGAATTTCTGGGTCACAGACTCAGGAGCCATCGTCGGCCCGACGCAGTTTACAAACGCCACGCCCAACGAGGTGTATGTGGAGTTCACGATCCGTCCGACGATGTTCAACACCAGCTCAAACGACGATGACTTCCCTCGCGTGATTTCCGAGTATGTCAAATTCTCGGCCGCTGCCGACGCTCTGCGCGAAGACGGGCAGTTCGACAAGGCCAGCTACATGGATGGCCTCGCCGCCGATGCGCTCCAGAAGGAGATGGACATCATCGAGCTCAAGCAGGGCCAGACTCGCTTGCAGGGCAACCGCCGCGACCTCTTCCCAAGCACTCCTATGCAGAGGACCTCCTCCAGCCCCGTCGCCAGCGCACTCGACAAAGCCCCTCGCCAGTAACGCATGAAAACCGTCCGCCTCCAGCAGCTCCTCGACAGCATTACAGCCAGGGCAGGGATCGATCCCAACCTGCCTGAGAATGCTCGTCGCGGGGCGCTGGTGATGGACTATGTGCAGGAGGCCGTCAACTACGCTTGGACCTTTTTCGATTGGCCAGAGATCAACCATATCGAGGAGCGCATCGTTCTGGGTGCAGGCTTCGCCGAAGGTGGCTACACCTACGAGAGCGACTATGCCGGGACCGTCTCCTACATTGGCCGTGCCATCGAGGGCAGCACCTTTGACCAAGCCGTGTGGCGCATCAAGCGCGTCACCACCAATGCCGCCGGAGCAGCGCTCAACATCGACACCGCGCTCAATGTGGCGTGGAACAACCGACTCACCGCGACCTATGTCGAGGACAGCCAAAACTCGCCATCCACTGAGATTCCGTATGTGTTGCTTTACTCGGAGGGCCGCACGCCCATTGGCGCAGTCTCTGCCGTGTATGCGTCAAACCCCGACACCTCGCTCGCGTATTCCCTGAAATTTAGCGTCACCGAAGACCGG